AAGAATCTTCGGTCATCATCGACCGTGCGGCCGTCAGCTCTTCCGGCGGTACGATGCCCGTCTCAGACGCCTTATACGTGACCGCTAACCAGTCATCCTGATCCGTTGCCTGCTCATAGAGGTCATAGAACGCATTGGGCCCCTGGGGCGTGCCGATGAAGTAGCAGAGCGTCGGCACGTCGGGATCATTGCGATCGGACAGCGCCGGCCGGATGATCTCCGGGAAGATGCTCTCCGGTTGCTGCGCCATTTCGTCCATGACGCATCCATCTAGATAAATTCCGCGCAGGCTATCGGGCTGCTCAGACCCCAGCAGCTGTATCCGTGCCCCGTTGGGCAAGTCCACACGCAGCTCAGTCTCGTGAAATCGCACACCAGGGATATCGCGCGCATACATCTTCGCGTAATCCCAGGCGACTTGCTTCATCTGCCGATACGTAGGCCCGATCATCGCAAAGCGCGGGTTGGGCCGCTGGCACATAATGGCTGCACGCAGCAGGTGATTGACCGCCATAACAGTCTTACCCCACCGGCGATGGCATACGATTACCGCCCAGCGATAGCCAGCCAGATCGTCATGCAGCTCAGCCTGTAACGGCCGTGGAGCATAGGGGATTGTGATATTGGTCAATGGATACCAGCCGCAGGCTCAAGCTCGTCAGCGTCGCCCATAATGTCGTACAGCATCATCTGCGCCTCTGAGGCGCGTGCGAACCCTGTTATGTCGATCACCAGGCGGTACTTGCCGTCCGGGCATTCAACGGTGAACGCGGAGTAAGTCAGATCGTCTGTGAAGATGGCAGACACTCCATTTCAGGTATATTATACGTACTACTCTAGCGCCCCTTTTCCTTGGGGGGTGGGGGGGCCTCGCCAGGAAATCGCGGCCCTCGATCGACCCCTATCTCGATGCAGCGGGTCGCAATCCCGTGTCCTCACCGCAGAACTCTGCGGGTTACAGAAGGTTCTGGTACCGTCACGATACCAACAGGCCGATGCCTGCCTCGATCTCGATAAACTTAGGAACCTAAGAACCTCGCGCGCGTAGCCGGGTCAGACAGGATACATATTATATATACCCCTACCCCTTTCGCCTGTTCGCTAGCCTCGACATCACCGACAAGTTCCCCGGCCGGTTATCCGCTGCATTACCATTGCGATGGTCCACTTCCTTGCCATCACCTTTCCGCACACGTCCTGCCTTCATCATGCTGCGTCGAGCTGCGTTACGCCCTGCTCTACGCTTCTTCTGTCCAGGCTTCGCATGATACGTGTCGTACTCTTTGCGATAATCTCTAGCCATCGGCAGGCTCAACAACAGGCTCACCGCTGTCCCACGATATAGTGATAGAATTGTTGGTCGGCTGGTCTTCCTTCTTATCTCTCAGCCCATACGGCTGTATCCTGGCAAAGGTCCACTTTAGCGTATCGATCTCTAGCCTTCTCCGCTGTACCTCAGCATTGAGCTGCCGCGGGTCCATGCCTTCATCAAGCGGAGCTGTAGCCAGGTCTACCAGCTGGTCAGCATAGAACTCAGCCTGCAGCACCCTGCCCTTGCGGTACATCTCGTACAGATCCTCGTCCTTCTGCACGGCACGGGTCACGCTGCGATAGCTGGGCATACCCTTAGCCTTGACGACCTGCGTCAGGCTTTTGCCTTCAGCCAATCCATCACAGATCGCCTGCATCTGATCTTCAGTAACAGCCATTCAATTTTCCAATAAAAAGCCCGGCAACTCTTTGCAGCTGCCGGGCAAGTACCTGGAGGTAACCATGATGTTGAGGAAGGGAGACCACGAAACCCCAACATAGAGGAATCATACTGATTTTGACGTCATTGGCAACCTTTATTGATTCTTTGTGTCTATGCCCTTGACATATTATGTCAATGTCCCCATATATGGGATGGAAACAACGGAGGACGACATGGAACAAGTCAAAATCGAGAATGTCAAAAAGGGTGAGTTTGTTCGTCGCAAGCCTGACGCCAAGACCACCTTCACAAAGCAAGGCTACTGCCGCTTTGAAAAGAAATATCAGCTGGATGATTACGAGGATATCAGCCGCTGCATTTACTTAAAAAAAGGCACCAACGTGTACGTTGGTTTTGACTACTAACATAGGAGACAGAAGATGGGATGGATACCAGCAACAGCCGGGTTTCAGCTCGATGAAGAGATTATAGACCCAGCAACCGGCGAAACGTGGATCGTGCTGAATGTTGGCGTGGTCCGTGATGAAGACACGTTCCTGCATCTGATGCACAAAACAAAGCGGCTGCCGGGCCTCAAGGTTCAGCACCCTGCACAACGCGGATGCTTTGTGAATCGCACAACGGGTGAACATACCCGCGCTCACTAACACACCGCCGGGGCTTCGGCCCCGGCTACACCAAATACCACAACGACAACAAGGCGGTCTCGTACCGCCTTTTTGCTGTCCGGGGATCAACGTGCAGGATCTTGCTCAGCAGTCTCCAGGACGGGCCTCGATCGCGATACGCTGCACTATGTGCCACTGCCCATAGCAGTCGTCTATCATCAGGGTCAGGCAGGCTCAGCACCAGGTCGATCGCATACCCATACTCATCGATAAGCAGGGCAGTCGGCCGCGGCAGTCTCGGCTCGATATCGCTGTAAGCATAGGCGGTCCACTCGTTAGGATACTCAGGCCAGCTCGCCATCTTCTGCTTACGCAATGCGGCAGGCATGGCACGCTCAGTCTCAGCTGCCCGGATCAGCATGTCATGCAGGTCGGTTACCCGCGCAGGTGAAAACGGGCTTCTAGCTTTCTCAGCCATCCGCGCAGCTCCTGCTCATCCATCGCAGCTACACCAGCTGCCAGCTCGCCATAGCCTGTTGCGCTGTACCGCGGCCGCAGCTTGCGCAGCACACGATCAACACGCCAGGCAAGCTCATCTGTCCTGCGCCGATCGATCGCGTTTACGTAGTTTGAATTGGAATACCGCACCGCTGCAGATATATGCTTGCTGATATCAGCTGCAGATATATGCATGCCTGTATTGGCAACTGGTGGAGTTTTTTTTAAGGAAGTTTTGGGGGCAGATATGGCTGCTAATTTCTGCTGCCTATATATGCAGGGTTCATAACATTTTTTTGGCTGTTTGGCTAGATCGTCGAGCATGTCCCAGAACCATTTTCTTGAGTTATCCCCCACAATCGTCACTTATCCTCAGCGTCGGTATAACCTGTGCCCTGGCAAACATGGCACTCGGCCTCGTAAACCCGATAGCTCTGCCACGGTGATTGGTTGCTCACGCCGCCGATGATAGCTTCGTATTCACACCGGCCGGTGCCCTCACAGGCTTCGCATTCTATTTCTGGTGCAGCCATTCGGCCTCCGCTGCAGCTGCGCAGGCAGGGCACGCATCGATGCCGCCTATCTCTTGAATCTCTTCGACCGTGTCCCAGATCCACCCGCAATCGGCTAGCACCTCTTTGGCAACCAGGCGTTTGATCTGACGCATCGGCCGATCGATGACGCCGGTGTCAGCACATACCAGGCACGTCATGGGACATACCGCCGCTTCGTAATCTTGATCTCGGTTATCTGGACGCCTGGGTACAGTGCCTCGACCAGCTTCTTCTTGATGCGATAGACCGGCGTTGGCTTGCCTTTGACATCCTCGACAACGACATGCCCCGCCTGGCCCTGTGGCCCCGGTTCTTTGCTGAAGTATCGAAAGTCCGCGATGTAGTTGCAGATCTTCTGCCCGTTGATGCTGACCTCATACTTAGGCTGCAGCTCCAGCTGACTGATGTCGCCTACCTTCACCAGCTCGCGCAGCTGGCAGTAACGCTCAGCTTCTGCCTTGCTGGCAAACATAATCCCATCGATCTCTGTGCGGACAGCACGGTACTTAGTCATGCCAGCCGCCTGACCCATTCACTCGGCACGATGATAGACGGGAGCGGGTAATCCTCAGTCGGCTCCCATTCACCGCTAGCAATCCAGTCATCGAGCAGCTCTGGCCGCTGCAGCTCGACGCAGGCCATGCTGCTGACACTGGTCTCGCGGCCCAGGAAGATTTTCCCGTGGCCGTCGTAGCCAGCCTTCTCCAACTTATACCGATCGGTAAAAGTCATTGGCTGTCACCGCGCCGTCAGTCATCTGCACGATATGCCGCAGATACTTTGCACTAGGCTTGAAATGGTTGGGGTGGTCCTCCGGGAGACACCAGCGGCGAACGACCGTTGCATGTGGCGCGCCTGCCATTCTGGCAAGCTCGCTATATGTCCAACCCCGGAGGTTCCTGTATTCGTTTAACGTCATGCGCAAACGATAAATTGACATGAACTGTCAATGCAAGGGGGTGATTGACTTTATTTGTCAATGTAGATCACTTGTCATAACATAATTGATTGTAGATAGTAGTCGGCTGAAAAAAAGGTGGGACAACATGGTTAACAATCTGAAGACGATTGCAAAGCGTGCCGGGTTCACTGGCAAGGCTCTCGCTGACGAACGGGGAGTAACCCCGGAGACGGTCAGCCGTCACATGACAGGACGGGTTCGATTGTCACTAGAAGATGCTGGCGATTACGCAGCGATCCTTGGCTGCACCCCAGAAGAAATACTTTTTGATCCGCGGACTGTGCCAGTCTTTGGCGTCTGTGATGGCAACCACACAGTCACGCCAATATCTGCGGCTGACGGCGCGCTATCTGTAACCTTTAACCTTACGATGACGCCAGACGTTGCAGCGATAATTAAACGTAATGGTGCAAGTGCCTGGAATAACGGTACAATTTATTTTATTCCGCTTAGCCCGGTGAAAGAAAAACGTGTCGATCCACGCACGACAAACCGGCTGAGCGTCTACCGAAAAGACGATGATAGCATTCATTT